TACCGACTTCTACGAGTGCGATCCAGATAACGTAACGCACAAGTGGAAACGCTACATCTATAAGAGCTCACCCAAAATGGCAGCTATGAAGGAGGTCAAAAAATGATTGACTACTCCCAATATTTGTTAATGATTAATCGCCTGATGCAAGAGGTACACAAGGCAGCCCAATCCAACAACTACGAGGCAGCCAGCAATTTGGCAGCAGAGGTAGCTCGGTGCGCGATAAGCCTGGCAGCAATCCTAGAATCAAGAACAGAAACAGAGGTATAAAAAAATGGTAGGTAAAGTCACTCCAAACGATATGCTCTCTGCAAGCCGCATCCCTGCGGTCTGCGGCATGAGCAAGTACAGATCCCCCAATGATGAGCTGTTGTCATCCATTGATTTTCTAAAAGGCATTACCCCGCCAGACATTGGAAACGAGGCTATGGCATGGGGCAACAGGCTAGAGCCAACCATTCTTATGGAGGCCGCTAACAGGCTTGGATGCAGCCAGCTAGAGATTGAGCACCCTACGCCTTACTTCCATGATAAGTGGCCTCTGTGCTGCTCCCTTGACGGCACAGCCACAGGCAATGTAAACGAAGTGTTTACAGATCCTGAGAAGGGCATCTACGTGGTCGGCAGCGAAAGTATCGTACTGAGTGGTACAGGCATCATCGAGGCCAAGCTAACCTCAATGCCAGCGGAGGACGTGCTGCCCTTGTATAGAGGCCCTATACAGCTGCAAGCACAGATGGCTATCTACAAAGCCGCATGGGGCGCGATTGCTACGCTGTATCAGGGTACCGAGCTGCGTATATTCTTGTTTAAACAGCATCCGGCAACGCTAGAGCTGATCGAAAAGACCTGCAAAGAGTTTCAAGACAAGCTAGATCGCTGGAAAAACACAGGCGAGATTGATTACTACCCGCCTATCAACCCAAAGGATGCAGCTCGTACCTTCAGCTCAGGCTCGGATGATGAGCCAGTAGTCTTGGATAATTATGTCGAGGAGTTGACCAAATTACTTTTGGAAAACAAGGCAAAAATTACAAAAGCAGAAGATGAAAACAGCAAAATACAGACCGAAATTATGGGCATTATGCAGAACCATACCCACGGTATAGCAGGGCAGTACCAAATAAGTTGGCCAGTCCGCAGCTACAAGGCTAAGCCAGCAACGATAACACCAGCAAAAGAGGCGTACTCCATACGTCAGTCCACTTTAACGATTAAGGAATTGAAATGACTAACCTAGTAAAGCATCAGGGCTTTGCCCCGCAGACAATGACAGAGGCTATTGACTTTAGCAATATGCTAAGCAAGAGCACGATGGTTCCCAAGGCCTACCAAAATAAACCAGAAGATGTACTGGTTGCTGTGCAATGGGGCTACGAGCTCGGTCTAGCACCACTACAGGCCTTGCAGAATATCGCAACCATCAACGGTAAGCCCAGCGTATACGGTGACGCAGCGATGGCTTTAGTCCAGAACTCACCCGTCTGCGAGGATGTGAAAGAGTACTTTGAAGGCGAGGGTACTAGCAATCCAATCGCGGTCTGCGTGGCCAAGCGTAAGAACCGTACCGAGGTAATCAGCAAGTACTCAGTTGAGGATGCCAAGCGAGCTGGCCTGTGGAATAAGCAAGGGCCTTGGACTCAGTACCCAAAGCGGATGCTACAGATGCGAGCCCGTGGCTTTGCCCTGCGGGATGCGTTTCCAGACGTTCTGAAAGGTTTAATTACAGTCGAGGAGGCTCAGGATTATCTAGAAGATACGCCTGTAGCCCAAGCCCCACAGATTAAACACGCCAACCCGCTTGATGCCATAGCACCAGCCGTAGAGGTGGAAGTTACAGAGGTAGTTTCTTTGGATTCACCAGCTGCTGAGTGTAGCGAAAATACAACAGAAATGTTAGTATCCGATCAGATACAGCCGCCTGGTACTTTCAAGCTAAACATCCCCGGCAAACCCTCTGAGCTGCATGAAGGCATGACGGCATGGATGGATCGCTATAACGAGCTGGCAGATAAGGTAGCTAGATCAAGGCTGGCAGCAGACCTCAAGATCCAAAAGATTGCAGAGTTCAATACGCTAAACGCGGACGTACTTTCCATGCTGACTACGATTCAAAAGGTTGGCATGACTGCACACAAGCAGAAACGCAAGCAAGCTATTGATGCGTCAACCGCGGAGTAAATCGATCTCGGCCTGCCTGCGCTTAACCAAGCCAGGCAGTACCTTGCCGCCACCTCTGATCCATTTCCTGAGTTCTGTCTCTACGCCTATCAGGTCATTAGAGTCCACCCTGCGCTTTAATGTGCTTGCACGATACCTACCTACCCCTAAGTTGTAAGCGAAGTCTGTAATGGCCGCTAATAGCCTCTGATTGCGTATTAAGATAGGCGATGCCTTGAGCACCCCAGCCATGTAGTTGTTTCGTAGCTCACGCATGAGCCATTGATTTGCCAGCTCCCTAGATATGGGCGCATCTTGCATTGTTACTTTGGTGCCATCAGGCTTGTATACGGTGCCGTATCCAATGGTAGGGTAGCCAGCTGGGCAGATGTAGGGTTTACTAGAAAATCCCTCAAAAAATCTGCACAGATCCGCGGCTAGGATTAGTGCCTGGTTCTGTCCCATACCCTGCCAACAAACCAGAATGTGAGAACCATCATCAGCAGAGCCATGTCATCTTCAGACCATGAGCTGACGAGTACTTCTTTCCATTCTGCGCCAGCATCAATGGCCATCAGGATCGAGGCTAGCTTGACAATGGAGTACAGGGTTACAAACCAGTATGTAACGAGAGGCCTTACAGCTGCGGAGATAGCAGAGATGAATTGGCCGGATGCCCTAGCTGTCTCGCCCTGCTCTTTGAGCGCCTCTGTCATAGCGTCCAGCTCTTTGCCCATGAGCACAGTTTCTTGCTCACGCATGGAGATCTCGCCCTTGATCTGGGCAAACTCCATCTCTTTGCCTAGCATCGCAAGCTCATGCTCGCGCTCGTTCTTTGCATCCCACAGTTTCATTACCTCTGGGACTATGCGGAATACACCACCAAGCAGGGAGCCTAGCAGGGTTTCAATCATTCTTAACCGACCTTGATGTGGCCAATGCTAGCCAAGTAAGTTACTAGGCCAACCGCGCCCACTCCTACAATCCAAAAGAACTTAGTCACAATGGATTTACCCACCGAAGTGTATACCTTTTCGATTACACGCTCAGTTACTTTTTCCACAATATCTTCCAGTTCTTGGTCGGTAAGGTTAGACATGATTAGACTTTCTTTCTCGCTGTGGCTACTTTCTTAGCCGCTGGTTTCTTGGCAGCTACTTTACGAGCTGGTCGTTTCTTAGCTACTGCTGGCTTTTTCTCTTGCTTATCAAACTCAGCAAAGAGCGCATCCACATCTACCTTATAAAACTTATGGTAGTTGAACTTAGATAGTATCCAATCGATTACAAACATGATTACCCCTTATATATCTGATAAGTATTCCAGCCAACAACAGCAACATACAAGCAGCAAAATGGAATCAACGTAATAGGCGCTAATTCATACAACATAAATCCGGCAGCCGTTACTACTATCGTTTTTGCGGCTAATACTTTACGTACTCCAAAGTGCTTAAAAAGCCAAGCCATTAATAAATTAAGTTCTCTGCCGCCGTTTCTGAGTATTTTATCAGTAGTAATTGAATCAAGTATTTGCAAGATACCTAGCAAAAATGGCAGAACAATCATTATTAATGTTCCTCTTTATCTTCACCACCAATGCGGCAAACGATAGTTCCTGATGTAAAGCCGCCAGTCTTAACGCCGATGCGGTAATACATGAACTCAGGGTCAAAGCCATACTGCTCTACTGGGCCTGTAAAGCTATCAACATCCATCCAAGTAGTGTTGTCTGTGCTGCGCTGCAAAAATACTGTAGCTACAAACGTGCCGCTGATAGATACGTTAAAGTATCCCTCAGTCAAAGCGCCTGTACTAAACGTATTTTGGGCTGTAATTGTTACGGTTGATAAGGTTGCCATGATTTTTCCTTAGTTCAAGATAATCGGTTGAAGAATTTTAGCCATAATTGGCTTTAGTATTTGTTGTACTGCAATAAAAATAAAGTTCCAGCCCGTGTTGTTGGTTATGTCTTTAGAACCTAAATCAGTTCTAGCAACCCAGTTAGCGCCGCCAGTAGCATTGATATCACTAATGGATAGGTATGATGCGCTTACGTTGCCACTAGCCTGAGATATTGTCGCTTGCTTGCCAGCAGTTGTTGAGCGTAAAAACTTTTGGCTTGTGCCTGACGTAGCAAAAGCACCAACAGTAGATGTAACACTATCTTTAAGCTCTACTGCTCCATTAGTAAATGTAAATGCCCTTGTTGAGCCCTGAGTTAAAGCATCTTGGCAGGCCCACACACCACCAACACCGTTAAAAATAATTGGATAGTCTTGCGTTTTGCCAGCGCTAGTAATTGTATTTCCAGCAGAAGTAGATGAA